GCCTTGGTGGGCTTTCACATTGCTGGAAGTGATTTGGTTAATCGCTTTGTTCCTTTGACGCCCAAGATAATTGAGGCACTCAAGGCGAGCGAACCCACACTTCGCAGCATGCTTTTTCAGTAACTCCCCCAGCCCCGTCGACTCTTGTAGAAGAGGGACGGGAGTTCTGGGGGCGTTATCCGTTGGAATTTCAAGCGGGAATTTCAGCGCGAGCCCACATATCGCCGCTGCACGAAAGAATGTTAAAGCAACGTTATTTTCCTATTGTTGGTAGTGTGCCAAAACACTTTACGGCGAAGAATCGCCGCCATATGGATTTTAATGTGGCCATGTTTGAGGCTGAAACAGAGAAGTCTGTTGATCGCCAAGCATGGGGGCTTCCTAAGCCAAATTTGGAAGCCTCTTACATTTCGCTTGCTAAGTATGCTAAAGATGTTCCCAATCTTAGCCCTAAGCAAGTTGATAGGATGAACAAAGCGTTCAGTTTCACCGAACGCCAGTTTGCGCCCTATATGTCTAACTCACGAGTTAAAGAACTCGATGAAGTTGTCGCCGGACTTGATAAGTCCACCTCACCTGGTTTTCCATGGGTGAAGACATATAAAACAAAACGAGACATGATTGATAATTGGAAAGATTTTAATCAATACATGCAAGAGGATTGGGAACGGTTAAAGGACCCTTTGTGGACCGCCGTTTTCGGAAACTCCTTGAAGGAGGAGGTCCGACCAGCAGAGAAGATCGCGCAGAATTCAATTCGCACGTTCACTGCAGGCCCTATCGAAGCAACAATCCATGGAAATAGATTGTTTGAGGATATGAACCAGAAATTCTATGCCTCACATTTGCGAAGTGCTAGTGTTGTTGGCTTTTCCCCACTGAAAGGTGGTTGGAATGAGCTTTACAACAAGCTTCGGAAGTTCCCTATGGGTTTCGCATTGGATGAGAGTCAGTATGACTCTTCCTTGCGTTCCTATATGATGTGGAGCTGCGCCGAATTTCGCTGGAAAATGCTTCGTGAAGAAGATCAAACGGAGGATAACCTGAAGAGGCTCCTCACGTATTATCGCAACTTGATCAATACAGTGATATTGACATCTGAAGGTGTGTTAGTAATGAAACTTGGAGGTAATCCCTCAGGTTCTGTGAATACAATTTCCGACAACACACTCATCTTGTACACGCTCCTTGCGTTTGCGTGGCTTATGATAGCCCCAGAGGGTATGGATTCGTATGAAGCTTTTGAAGCTCACACCTCCAAAGCCCTTGTAGGAGATGATAACACTTTTACAGTGTCACCAGAAGCGATAAACTTCTTTAATGCTCATAACATAATCCCAGTCTGGAAGGACATCGGTATTACAACAACAACCGATTGTATGGAACCCAGACCAGTAGAGGAGTTGGACTTCTTGTCCGCTCATACCGTCGTGATTGATGGTTGCGCTGTGCCTTTAATGGACCGCAATAAGATCTTGACGTCCCTCCTCTACTCTCGTTATCCTGATGATCCCGCTTATACTTTAACGCGCGTCACTGCTATGCAAAGAGTGGCGTGGGCAGATGTGCCAATGCGGAGATACTTACAGGAATTCGTTTCCTGGATGATAAAGGAATATGATCCTGTGCTTTGCCAAGACCCTGAATGGGTACGTGCACGTACACAGATTCCTACATCTCTAGAATTACGAGAACTTTTCTTAGGAAAGGAAAGATCATTTGGAATGATCGCACAAAGTGTAAAAACGGGTAATACCCCTCCTGAAAAGGCGCTTATGTGTAGATGCGATGGAAATGGTCGCATAAAAACTTTAATACATACGATTAAAGTTTCATCCAATCAATTGGTTAACCCTAGTACAACTCTAGAAATGCAACAGAGACCTAAGAAGCAACGCCAGCTAAAGAAGGGCGGAAAAGCGCAACCTCAGTATAAAGTTACTCAGGTTCAAAGGATGAATAATCCACGCGTCAACCAGAAGAAGGTTAAGAAGGGTAAAGCCCGACGCGGAAATCGACAACAAGGTATGGGGAATATGTTTCCCTCAGGGTTTGCCTCCCGAGGAAGGCGGACGTGTACCATCACAGAAGATGAGTACATTGCTGATGTGGACGGAACGACAGCGTTCGCCACCACACAGTACCCGATAAATCCTGGCCAAGCTGGAACATTCCCTTGGCTTTCCAAAGAAGCGCTTCTTTGGGAGAAATATCGCTTTAGAGCACTTGAATTTTATTACAAACCACAAGTAAGTGCTTTCGCGACAAATGGACAGTCTGGAAAAGTGATGCTATCATGCGACTACGATGCCTCTGATGCTCCTCCAACGTCCAAGCAGATGGTCGAAGACACTCATCCTCACATGGATGCAATGCCGTACAACACTGTACGATTGAGGCTTGAACCGAAGGAAATGTACAATACTAGCGATGCGAAGTATGTACGTCCTGGCGGTTTGCCTGGGTCTACCGATATCAAAACGTATGACTGTGGGAATCT